GCCCACGAAGTTTACCTCGCATAAAGGAAGCGCGCGGATAGCATACATTGTCAACTTTGTCAACCCACTACACCCGTATAGCCCCGTTTATAAAGTAGGTTCACTCAGCTACGCTATACACTGAGCGGCGCACAAATAACTGGATACAATATTGAGATTTGCTGTTTTGCGGAGACCCCCCCCTTCACTTAACTTTCGCCTAAAGCGAAAAATTTTTATAAAAAATTTAATGAAATCAAGACATTGTGTCACGAAGCCAACGAAGTTAATCTAGAAAAACGAGGTTCATTATCTAGAAATACGTGTCTCCCGCAAAACTCTGTCAACTTCGTGACTATAAACACTTGATTTCTTAGTAAACTTCGTTATAATCCGGCTATCGCAAATTAGATTGCGCAAAATAGGTGGCTTGAATGTCCATAAAAGTAATACCCGATCCAGCAAGGCCGTTGCCAGACGACTTTGAATCAGAAGAACCCACAACCTTTGCCGAAAGAGTCAAGGTTGCAGCTGCGACCGCCAAGATGTTACTAGAGGCGGGAGCTGAAATCCCCGTATCCACCAAAGAAAAGAAGGAAGCAGAGGAAGTTTTCAAGGCTTTCACTGATCCCGAGCAGAAAAATCCGCCTTCACAGGTTGCGAATAAGTATTTGAACACCCCCGCTACGGTTCAGCACCTGTATATGATGCTGTCTGACTACGATCACCAAGTTGTCCAAGAGGCTGTGCAGCTTCGACGTTACGTAACCAACAAATTAATCGAGGACACGGGCCTATCCGATCCACGGCATAGACTTCGTGCACTAGAATTGCTGGGGAAAATCTCGGATGTGGGTCTATTTAGTGACAAAACTGAGATTACAGTGAAGAATGTGACCGCCGAAGACCTAGAAGCGCAGATTAAGTCGAAACTATTCAAGATTTTGGGCAACAACCAACCTGTGAAGGATGTGTTTGAGGGTGAGATTATCGATATGACCCCCGAAGACATGGAGGACGACTCCTAGATGGCACAGATTAGCGGGATAAAAGACGAAGATCTAGATAAAGCGCTGTCGCAAATCAATGTGCTGCCTGTGGATGAGCAAAAAGAGCTGCTCACGATGTTGGAGCAGTTAGAAGGGATGCAGAATGTCACGACCAGACAGAATACGTTCCTGGAATTCATTGACCACGTGTACCCAGGGTACAAAGTTGGCGAACATCACAAGAGACTAGCGCAGATCTTCGAGGACATAGCCAACGGGAAGAAGAAGCGAGTCATCGTGAACATTGCCCCGCGTCATGGGAAGAGTGAGTTGATCTCATACCTAGCCCCAGCTTGGTTCTTGGGGAAGTATCCACATAAAAAGATTATCATGGCGTCACACACGGCGGACTTGGCGGTCAACTTTGGTCGTAGGGTGCGTAACTTGGTGGGCTCAGAAGCTTACAGGGACATATTCCCGGAAGTAGAACTGCAGGCGGATAGTAAGTCTGCGTCACGATGGGGAACGAACTATAATGGTGAATACTTTGCTATTGGTGTGGGGGGCGCTCTGGCTGGTCGAGGTGCCGATTTGTTTATTATTGATGATCCTCACTCAGAACAAGATGCGAAGTTGGGAAGAGCGGATGTGTTTAAGCCTGCTTGGGAGTGGTTCCAGTCTGGCCCTATACAACGACTTATGCCGGGCGGTGCGATTATCGTTGTGATGACGCGTTGGTCTAAGCTTGACTTGACTGGTGAGATTATCAACCAGATGGTGAAGCAAGAAGGCGTAGATGAATGGGAAGTTGTAGAATTTCCTGCTATTATAGAAGATAAAGACGGTAATGAAAAGTCATTATGGCCAGAGTTTTGGCCGCTAGAAGAGCTCAGGGCGAAGAAAGCCGCGCTAGACGTGAGGTATTGGAACGCTCAGTACCTGCAGAACCCTACGTCAGAAGAGGGTGCGCTTATAAAGCGCGAGTGGTGGCAGATATGGGAGAAGGATAGACCGCCAGAGTGTGAGTTTACCATAATGAGCCTGGATGCGGCTCAAGAGAAGAATAACCGTGCCGACTATAACGCCTTGACAGTGTGGGGTGTATTTTTTAACGAAGAAACGAATAATTACAATATAATACTATTAAATAGTATTAAAGAACGTTTGGAGTTCCCTGAACTTAAAGAACTTGCGTTACGCGAGTACAAAGACTGGGAGCCAGATGCATTTATAGTAGAGAAGAAATCTAACGGGGCCGCATTGTATCAAGAATTGCGCAGGATGGGCATTCCCGTTGGAGAATTTACGCCGGGTAAAGGGCAAGATAAGATTGCTCGCGTGAATTCTGTATCCGATCTATTTAGAAGTGGCATTGTATGGGCTCCAGACAAACGTTGGGCTAGAGAGGTTATGGAAGAATGTAATGACTTCCCTAGTGGCGCGAACGATGACTTAGTCGACTCAACAACAATGGCATTGATGAGGTTCCGTCAAGGTGGGTTTATTAGACTGCCTAATGACGAGGAAGACGAAATAAGAGAGTTCAGAAGTTACAACCAAAAAAGATTATATGCAATATAAAGGATAAATTATGGCAGGCGATATAGACAAAGGGCTGTACACAGCCCCCCAGGGGTTAGAAGATTTGGCAGATGCGATGCCAGAGCCGGATATTGAGATTGAAATAGAGAACCCAGACAGCGTAGAGATTACTGCAGGTGGCATGACTATTGAGATAGAGCCAGAGAGCGAGTATGACGATGAGTTCAATACCAACTTAGCTGAAGTAATGAACGAAGGTGACTTAGCACAGCTGTCAGGTGACTTGCTTGGTGACTATATGACTGACGTTGACTCCCGTAAAGACTGGCTAAACACCTACGTTGACGGCATTGAGCTATTGGGAATGAAAATAGAAGACCGTACCGAGCCGTGGCCAGGTGCATGTAGTGTCTACCACCCAATTCTATCAGAAGCGTTAGTTAAGTTTCAAGCAGAAACGATGATGGAGACGTTCCCAGCAGCGGGTCCAGTAAAAACACAGATTATCGGTAAGCAAACCCCTGACAAAGAAGAAGCGTCAGAGCGCGTACGCGACGATATGAACTACCAATTAACCGAAGCAATGCCAGAGTACCGCCCTGAGCACGAACGCATGCTGTGGGGCCTAGGATTAAGCGGTAACGCCTTTAAAAAGATATATTATGACCCATCACTAGAGCGTCAAGTATCTATATTTGTACCGGCAGAAGACATTGTTGTGCCTTACGGTGCATCAAGCCTACAAACAGCGCCGCGTGTTACGCACGTTATGCGTAAGACAGAGAATGAACTACGCCGCCTACAAGTGGCTGGGTTCTATCGTGACATTGACTTAGGTGAGCCATCACACGAGATTGAAGAAGTTGAGAAGAAGATTGCGGAGAAGATGGGCTTCAACGCCACAATGGACGACCGCTACAAGCTTCTTGAGATGCACGTTGACTTGGACTTGCCAGGTTATGAAGATGTAGATGACGATGGCGAGCCTACAGGCATAGCCCTACCGTATGTGGTTACACTAGAGCGCAGCACAGGTGACATCCTAGCTATCCGCCGTAACTGGAACCCAGACGACAAGACTAAACAAAAACGTCAACACTTCGTACATTATAGCTACATTCCAGGTTTTGGCTTCTATGCGTTCGGTTTAATCCACTTAATCGGTGCGTCAGCTAAGTCAGGTACTATGTTGCTACGTCAATTGGTGGATGCTGGTACGCTAAGCAACTTACCAGGCGGCTTCAAGACCCGTGGTCTACGTATCAAGGGCGACGACACTCCTATCGCTCCAGCTGAGTTCCGTGATGTAGATGTACCGTCAGGCGCTATCCGTGACAACATCATGCCGTTGCCATACAAAGAGCCATCACAAGTACTAGCTGGCTTAATGGACAAAATTATTATAGACGCTAAGGCGTTCGCTAATGCTGCAGATATGCAAGTATCAGACATGTCAGCAAACAGCCCCGTAGGTACCACACTGGCTATATTAGAGCGTACATTGAAGGTAATGTCAGCGGTACAAGCGCGTGTTCACTATGCGATGAAGCAAGAGTTCAAGCTAATCGCTGGAATCATCCGTGACTATACGCCAGAAGAGTATAGCTATGAACCAGTAGAAGGCAGCCCACGCGCTAAACAGTCTGATTACGACTGCTGTGAAGTTATCCCAGTATCTGACCCTAACGCAGCAACAATGTCTCAAAAGGTTGTGCAATACCAAGCTGTTATGCAGATGGCACAGGGCAACCCAGGCATATACGATATGGTTGAGTTGAATAAACAGATGCTAGAGATATTGGGTGTTAAGAACATCGGTAAGCTAATTCCAGCTGCAGATGACGAGAACCCCAAAGACCCTGTATCAGAGAACATGAACTTGATGAACGGTAAACCTGCAAAAGCGTTTACATACCAAGATCACGAAGCTCACATACAAGTACATATGGCTGCAATGCAGGACCCCAAAATAGCGGCGTTGATTGGTCAAAGTCCTCAGGCACAAGCTGTTCAAGCAGCCTTTACAGCTCATATTACT